TTGACGACGCCCAAACGCACAGCCAAGTCGGCGGAGGCAACACGGGTCGCGGGGACCTTTGCCAACTCCAACTCGAAGCGTCGTAGGATGGTGGTGAACTTCCAGGTGTTGCGGTGTATCACTTCATCCTTGTCTTCGCTTGCGTCGCACTCTTTGAAACCAAAATCTTCTGGTTCCAGCTCGAAAGCGTACATCTCGTCACGTGACAGCTCAGTGTCGCCATCAACGTACTTGATGAATTGTGCAGCAATTGTGCGAACGACTTCGGGGTAACGCGAAGCCATCGGATATAGCCTGGCGATGACGCCTGGCGCTACGGCACGCATGAATCCCTCCCAGTTGCCGTCTTGAGCATGCTTGATCGCAACTGGGTTCGTGCTGTAGCACATGTTCGTAAGGTTCCTCATCAGGTCCGGGGCAGCGACATTAAAGTCGATGCCCGTCTCCACTGTGGCGAAGTGCCAACCGGTGAACTCGGCAACAGTTCCCTCCTCGCGCCAGTGGAGTTTTGGGCGGTGGCCCAACTTCGCCCATCTCCTCGTCATCTCGTCGATGAACTCCTTGGTCACATTCGCCCTGCCCCTGCCGTTGAAGACAACGATGCTGTCGTCTCCCTCGAAACAGTAGCGTACGAAGCGCGTGACCCCATCGATGCAATCAACCTTCGTGCCGTTGGGGTGGATGAGCTTGGCGGCCTTGGCGCCGCCAATCACCCAGGTCCAACAGATCATGTTGGCGAGGAAATTCAGGCAACTTGTGCCACGACATCCGGACCTGCGAATAGCCCGCACCACCACCTCCCAGCTTGAGCCTTTTGGTATGTCGCACGTGTCCACACCCAGCACCATCTTGCGCTTCCGCAGCCGCAATGTCACCTGCCTGTTGGCGGCAAGGCGTGCATCGATAAAATCTTGCGGCGCTTCAATCAAGAAGTACTGCTCCACCATTGCCGCCACGTCCTCCATCAGCGGGTTCTCCACGATCTCCCGCAAACACTCGGACATGCATGCGTCCCATGCCGAACCGTCGTTCTCGACCACGGCGGCGCTAGCGCACTCGCCACGGTCGAGCTCGCCCTCACGAGCATGGACGCCAACGATGGGTGTGTTTTCTCTGAACACGAGCGACTCCGCCACACGTTGCATCGCCTCGGTCTTGGGCAGACCTTTGATGGAACGGTGACGAAACCGTTTGAAAAGCCAGGCTTCGAGCACTCCGATGACGACCCAGGACATAACCTGTCCTTTGTCTGAGTCGGCAACGAGGAGC